ACCAGCCAGTCCAGTAAAAACAGCACCAATAGACACAGTTTTATTTAATGATGACTCTTTGTCTGTTGAAATCATGGCTGATTTAATTTTTGAGGATATTGGTGGGCACGAATTAATAAACATTGCTAGAAACGACACTATTAATGGACAACAAATATCTTACACCCCAATTAAAAACCTTGGTCTTATTCAGCAAAGGTACAATCCAAACAACATTCTTGGGCTACAGGCTACTTCTGAAAAATATTTTGCTAATTTTGCTATAAAGTTTGATGAGAAAGTGCCAGAAGAAGGCAATGGCCCAGAAGGCGCAAATGTATATTTTGATGAAACAACTGGAGACCTAATTGTTGAAGGTGTTAATATAAATAAAGATGAATTATTTGAGGTTGAAGTATCGTTAAATGGTACAATATATGAAGCGAACTTTGGAGCAACTACCTCATGATAACTAATAAAGGCAAGAGTATTATTGGAAAATATATGCTTGGTCAGGCACCAGCCTATGCCTCATACCTGGCTGTTGGCTGCGGCCCAACACCACTTCAAACAGGAGAAGTAGCAGATAACTTTGCAACAAAAGAAAACCTTGATTTTGAAATGTTTAGAGTTCCAATATCTTCTAGAGGTTTTGTAAATGAAGACGGTATTGATAAAATTGTGCTAACAGCAGAACTACCAACAGAAGAAAGATATGAAATAACAGAGGTAGGTCTATATTCTGCAGGATCTAATCCATCTGCTGGTGCAGAAGATAGTAAGACGGTTTTTGCTTTTACTCAGGGAGAAAATTGGGAACACCATACAGCCTCTGCATCAACAGCAATTCCAGTAGTTTCTATACCACTAGATGATCCACAAGAAGATGACATAATTGCAGCAGTTGGAACAGAGACTGGTGTATTTCAAACCAACGCAGATAATTCTATTTTTTATAATACAGAGCGTCTTCAAAGATATGAGCGAGCAAGATTTTTAAACAATACAATTTTAATGCAAGGAGATGACTCAGACTTAAGCATAGGTGGCGGAGGCTCTGGAGGCGTTGATCACTTTGTTGTTGATTCTGGGAATCATATACATCTTACTTCACCAAATGTTGATTTTTCAAAAAACTCTCCAATAGATGAATTAAGGCTTGCCTTCTCTGTAGTAAACAGAGATGGCGATTCAGCAGCAAATCCAGATACAGTAAGAATTTTAATTGACTTTGCAGCAACTGACAGCAATAATCCAACAACATATGCTAGGTTTGAAGTTAATATTGAAGACGGTGTTGATGGATATGACTTTGAAACAAACAGATATTTTGTTGTTTCAAAACAATTGCAGGAATTATACAAGAGTCAAAACTTTACTTGGAATGCAGTTACTGTAGTAAAAATATATGTCTCTGTTTTTGATAGTTTAAGCGGAGGTCTTAATCCAACATCAAATTATTACATTGCTTTAGATTCACTGAGACTTGAAAATATAGCAACAGTTAATCCGCTATATGGTTTAACTGGATATTCTGTTATTAAGAATGATGATGCTACAACAATTATTAAGTCTCCTAATACAAACAATTATGTTGAATTTAGATTTTCTATTGGAGTAACGTAATGGTTGATGCAAATATAAAAAAATTACGTATTTTAAAATCATCCCTTCCACCAATTGATCACGATACCTTAAAGTATAATTTAAGGTATAGGATCATTTCTGACGATAGAAATAGAACTTCTCATTGGTCTCCAGTCTATAATGTTTCTGGAGAGGCTATAGAGTCTGTAAGTGGTGCAGTATCCAAAACAGGAAACGTAGTTACAGCCGTATGGGGAGACGCAAACCTTTATCCAGAGTATGATGTTTTTGTTAAATTTGATTCAGAAGAATTTTTTTATCACGGTACATCAAAAGTACACTCATATTCATTTTTAAAAACTGGTACCACCTCGGTCAGAGTAAAAGTTCAAATAGTTTCATCAAAAAAAGAAATTAAGACAGCGCTAAATATCTTTGACTCTGGCATAGTGTCTCTGATATAATTTAATAGGAGGAATAACATGGCAAGAATACCATTACCCGAAAGAGGACAGCCTCTTGATGTAACATACATCTATCAGGTAGTTGATGCTTTAAATACTTTATCAACACAGGTTTCAGATGCAACCTATAACTATACTGATATTGACGTAGTTGGAGCAGAAAAACAAAGTTTAAAAACTTCTAATACAAAGTTTATTGGAAGGTTTAAGGCAATTGCAAATAACGAAACCGTAACTGCTGGACAGGAAAAATCTTATTCTATTGATTATTCTAACTTTAAGTATCCGCCAATTATAACTTTATCAGTTGTAAATACTAGCGGAACAACTGCTGGATCTAATACTACGGTAGTTTTAACATCCGTAACAACTACACAGGCTGGATTTACAGTAAGGTATGGAGTTTCTGGAACTGCAACCATTGGCGTAAATCTTATTGCTATTGGTGTTCCAAATTAGTATGGCTTGTGAAAGATGTGAAGGAAAAATGTTTGTTGATAGAATACATTCAAACATAGACCACCTAGAAACATATTGTGTTAAGTGTGGAAATAGAAAATTTTATCACCCACCTAGCGAGTCTGCGGAGGGAAAATGGTTACTGCAAAAGGAAAAATTCAGAGCGAAGCATATAATAGCGAACCTATAATTCCTGGCGGTAAAAAGATATGGTTTCTTAATGGAGACTTGGTAAGACTTCATCATAGTTCTAGATCAACAGGAATGGTAACAGTTTATAATATTAACAAAGATAGACTAGAAACATGCCTGCGTTCTGACTTTAGAAGAAATAGAAAAAAGGCTTATACTGTTGCAGAGACTGCTAAGTTAGTTAATCGTCATAGAAAGTATATGCCAAGATTAATAAAACGAGGAGTCATTCCTGCACCAGTTGGATCAAGCATTGATGGTAAGACTGGTTGGCAAATTAGATCTTATTATTCAGAAGACCACGTTAGAGAGATTTGTTCTATACTAGCAACAATACATATTGGGCAACCAAGAAAAGATAAATTAATAACAAATAATATGACTCCTACAAGTCAAGAGTTGACAAGGAGAATGGGAGAAGGTATACTTACATATACAAAGACAGAAGATGGACGGTATATTCCAGTTTGGTCAGAAAATATCTAATCGGCTAGAGTGTGCTACAATTGTAAAAACAAACAAATTAGGTGGGGTAAAATGGAAAACGAAAACACAAAAATCAATGTAACACTAGGCTATACTTTAAATCTTGGCAACTTCCAGTCATTAAGACTTGACCTTGGCATTGTTGATTCAAAGCGTGAGGGCGAGAATGTTGATGAAGCCTTTGAGCGTATTTATAAATTTGTTGAAGACAAACTAACTGATAAGATTCAAGAAGCAAAGTCTGAAATTAACGAATAGCAATGGCTGANCGCAAAGACCGAATGGCTTTGCTTAGTAGGTTTAATAAGTTTTACCTGCAGAAGTACGGTCAGAAGTCTAACATGAATCTAAACGTTGAGCAGTGGGCTGCTGACGGCCTTGTAGAGTCATACGGAGTTGCTCAGTGTTATGACTTGTTAGAGTATTACTTTTCTATTGCACAAGAACCTTCTTGGAATTATTTTTCATACAATGCAGAAAAAATATTAAACGGTAAAGCAGAAACAGAACAAGATATTAAAGATCGAATGGTTCGTAGAAAATTAGCAAAGGAGTGGTTGAGTGAATAATACAGAGGCAAAAGTTATTTCTGCATTATTACAAGACAAGCAGATTCACGTTCTGCTGCAGGCAAATGTTGAAAACCTTTTAAGAACCCACAACGATGTCTGGAACTTTATTCGTCTTTATTCAGAAAACAACCAATGCATTCCACCAGCAGATTTAGTAAGAGAGAAGTTTAGAGATTTCGAACCAGTTGCTGGAGTTGGAGCAACCAAACATCATCTAGCAGAGTTACAGGTAGAATATCTTAACGATAGCCTAAAAGATATTTTACGTAATGCTGCAGGCGAAGTTCAAAGCGGTAATGGTGGAGAAGCACTTGAGCACCTTATAACAAAGACTTCTGAATTAAAAAAGAATACATCTGCTATCCGCGACATTGATGCAACAGATCTTGACTCTGCGGTTATATATTTTGAAAATGTACAGAAGCAAAAAGAACTTGGACATGTTGGAATTAAGACTGGTCTTCCAGGGTTTGATAATTANTTACCTTCTGGAATTATGCCAGGGCAGTTAGGTGTATTCCTTGCATATCCAGGAATTGGAAAGTCTTGGCTTGCTCTTTACTTTGCAGTGCAGGCATGGAAGCAAGGCAAGTCTCCAATGATTATCTCACTTGAAATGAGCGAGACAGAAGTTCGTAATCGTGTTCTTGCTATTATGGGTGAAGGTCTTTGGTCACACAGGAAACTATCTAATGGCGAAGTAGAAATTGATATGCTAAAGAAATGGCATCACAACAAAGTTGAAGGTCGTCCAGAGTTTCATATTATTTCTAATGATAGCGGTGGAGAGGTAACACCTTCTGTTATTCGTGGAAAGATTGATCAGTACCGTCCAGACTTTGTAGTTGTTGACTATTTACAACTTATGTCTCCAAACCAAAAGGCTGATTCTGAAACGGTACGAATGAAAAACCTTTCAAGAGAACTTAAACTAATGTCCATTAGCGAAGAAGTACCTATCATCGCTATATCCTCTGCTACCCCCGATGATGTAAAAGATCTATCAAGTCCTCCAACACTTGGACAAACTGCTTGGTCAAGACAGATTGCTTACGATGCTGACTGGGTTATGGCACTAGGTCGTGCAACTAATAGTGATATTATTGAATGTGTATTTCGCAAAAACCGTAATGGTTACATGGGTGATTTCTTAGTTCAAGTAGATTTTGATAAAGGATACTACAGGTATAAAGACTATGAAGACAAGTAATATCTATACGCAAGAACAGATCAAGCGTGTTCTTGTAGGTGCAGGAGTGGAAATTGAAGCAGAGTTTGGTAATGACTACATAATCTTTTGCCCATATCATAATAACAATAGAACTCCTGCTGGAGAAGTTGCTAAGGATAGCGGACTATTCTTTTGTTTTGGATGCCAGACAACAAAGAACCTAGAAGAATTTATTATGCATATGTCTGGACGAACATATTTTGAAGCAGTTAGATATATTAAAAGCAAAGAAACAGAAAACGATATTGAAAAACTTGTTAACAAGACCTTAGTTGCGCCACCAGAGTTTGTTCAATATGATGAATTAATATTAAAGCGTTTATACAACCAACTTACAGTATCAGATAAGGCAAAGAATTATCTTAAGTATAGAAAAATTGAACCAGCATCTTGGTCAAAATTTTCATTAGGATATTCAGAAAAACAAGATTCAGTAACAGTTCCAATGCATTCCCCAGACGGAATGTGTCTTGGCTTTGTTGCAAGAACCATTGAAGGAAAAGATTTTAAGAATACTCCAGGATTACCAAAGGGTAAGATATTATTCAATTTGCACAGAGTTAAATCATCTGGCACAGTATACGTAGTTGAATCATCTTTTGATGCAATTCGGCTAGACCAAATAGGATTCCCAGCAGTTGCAACTCTTGGGGCTAATGTATCTAATTCACAAACTAGATTATTAGAAAAGTACTTCACAAATGTTGTACTAATTGCAGACAACGATGAGGCTGGTAGCATAATGAAAGATAAGTTAATTGAAAAACTTGGATCTTTAATTACTGTTATTCGGCTTGACAAAAACTATAAAGACATAGGCGATATGGAAGATGCAGAAATAAAGAAACTTGAGTTTCAATTTGACAAATCTATATCATCTATGCTAAACTAATATA